GTGCTGAACATGATACATCAAAGGTTAGTCATTCTGAAGAAAACGAATCAGGTTTTCAAAGACACATGAATGCAGCAAAAGAGATTCATGAAACCCATGGTCATGCAATGTATAATGCTATTCACCCAAAACATTCTGGTGATGTTGGTCATCTTTCAACTTACATTAACAAGACAGTTCGCCATGATGAAGTACCAAATGTAAAAGGATTTAAAGAACATCTTGCTGCTCATCATGAAAAAGAAGCATCAAAGGTTAAGACTGAGAAATCGAAAGCAGTTAAAACTGCTGAAGGTGCAGAACAAAATGCTCACGTTGAAAAGAACAAACAACACTATGCTAATTTGTTATCAATGCACCACCACTTAGCTCAAGCAAAGAATCACTTGGTTAAATCTTTAGAAACACATGAGGGTGACTATGACCACCATATTGAAGGTAAAAAATCTAAGCCAGAGGGTTTTGTTGTTAACAGTGAACACGGTCCAGATAAATTAGTTAATCGTGCTGAGTTTGCTAAACAAAATTTATTAAAGGTGAGAAAATAATGTTTTCATCCTTTTCAAAAGGATGCTTTGTGGGACTATAGCTCAGTCAGGTTAGCAGCGATTTCCTCATAAGAAATGGGTCACTGGTTCAAATCCAGTTGGTCCCACAAAGCATCCTGAATTTATTTGAAAGTATCATTTGCCTGATAGTGTTGCGTAAAAACAACACTATCTTTTTTTTGTCTTGCAATTAGTCTTATACTATGATACAATGGTACTGTTAACCAACGGAGATTTATTATGATTCGCAATAAAAAAGATGCATATGAAAGAGTAATCGACCTGACCGGTCCTGATGGCAATGCATATGCCTTAATGGGTTATGCCGTACGATTTGCCAAACAATTAGATTTGGATGCCACGCAAATTCGGGAAGAAATGATGGCTGGTGATTATGAGAATTTGGTAGCTGTTTTCGATAAGTACTTCGGAGATTATGTGACTTTGGAACGATGATGGAAGATGGCGTTTATATTCTAATCACAAAAGATGGTTACCGAGTTACCTATTCAGAGGATGATTACATTTACCTCTACGGCACATTTAATGATGATACGATGGCATATGATTTAAATCCAGATGTATTAAATGCAATGTTTGGTAAGTGTGCCGTATTTCCTGATGCAAAATCGGTTTTGAAGGCTGCTAAGTACATAAGTAAAACGGTACAAGAAACGGTAAATGGTATTATGTTCATAGATTCCTATGGCAAATATACTTATGAGGAATTATTAAATGGCAAGGCAAACAAAAAACTCGGCTGAGATTGACCGCATTTTAGGTAAGTCAGCAGAACCGAAATATGAAAAATTGGAATCTCAAAGTGAGATTTCGGCAGCTCTGAATTGGTATCATTCTAGTAAAGATGCTAAAACTGCGGCTAAGTACATTGCGGATTATGCCAAGAAACATAAAATTTTAGGCAAATTGGATACTAGCAAGACCTATATTACAATAGGTTTCTTGTGTCGTATTGTTGCCAATGGCACAATTCTACCTGAAGCAACCGTTGGTAATCTTAAACAAACTGTTACCGAGTTAATGTCTCTGGATGAGTCCAAAACAACCGAGGATACAAAAAAAGTTCCAGTAGTCACCATACAAGACCGACTAGCGGAAAAAGTCTCTGAAGTTGCAGGAGAATTGGAAGGTGCTATTGATGATTACATTACTAGTGGATTCTCGAAGCAAACTTCGCCTTTCGGTATTATGCACGATAGAGTTAAGGCAATGCACGCTACTCGCCTGATTGAAATCTTCCGTAAGCGTAGAGCTGAATTTGATGAAGTATTAAACACCAACGATTCTTTACTGAAAGAAGGTTATTCCAATTTCAGTAAACCAGAATTAAAAAAGATTGTGGCATTCTGTGATTTAATTATTACCGATGCAATGAAATTAAGTGCAGCGTCTAAACTCACCAGAAAACCTCGCAAACGCAAAGCTGTATCTGCCGATCAATTAGTTGCAAAAGTACAATTCTGTGAATTTAATGATGAATTTAAATTAAAGTCGGAGTTGCCTAAGACAATTATTGGTGCAACACAGCTGTGGGTGTTTAATATTAAAACTAGGAAACTAGGTGTTTATCACACCCTAGATGCTGCTGGTTTTAGTATCAAAGGAACAAGTCTGCTTAATTTTAGTGAAATGAAATCTGTGCAAAAGACCTTACGAAAACCAGAGGCAATATTGCCTGAAATTGTAAAGGGGTCTAAAGTATTCTTGCGTAATGTTATTGAATCGGTAAGAGCAAAAGAATCTTGCCTCAATGGTCGTCTGAATCGTGATACAATATTATTGAAAGTCGTAAAATAAACTATGGATCATTATGATAATTTTTGATTACAACCAAGTTGCGATTGCTAACTTGATGGAACAAATTGGTTCTTCTAAAACTCCTGTTGATGAGGTTTTGGTTCGCCATATGATCCTCAATACTATCCGTACCTATGTGAAGAAATTTAAAGAATCACATGGTCCGGAAGTTGTTATCGCCTGCGACAATAGAAAATATTGGCGCCGTGATATCTTTCCTTTTTACAAAGGCCTCCGTAAGAAAAGCCGTGAAGCTTCTGGCCATGATTGGGCTTCTATCTTTGAAGTATTACATAAAATCAAAGATGAGCTTAGGAATCATTCACCATATAAAGTGCTTGATGTTGACACAGCAGAAGCTGACGATATCATTGGTGTATTGACGAGACGATATTCTGGTTCTGGTAAAGTGATGATTTTATCTTCCGATAAAGACTTTGCTCAATTACAGAAATATCCAAATGTTGACCAATACTCACCTATTATGAAGAAGTTTATCAAAGAAAATGACCCAACGGCTCAATTGAAACAGATGATTATTCGTGGTGATAAAGGCGATGGTATTCCAAATATTCTAAGTGCAGATAATGTAATCGTTGATGGCATTCGTCAGAAATCAATTACAGAAGTGAAGATTGGGCAATGGATGAACCAACCACCAGAAGATTTTTGCAATGAGTTGATGTTGCGTAATTTCAATCGTAATCGAATGCTGATTGATTTAACACAAATACCTGAAACCCTAAAACAAAGTATCATAGATACCTATGAAACTACACAGGTTCATACCAAACAAGTGTTTTTGAATTATATGATAGCAAACCGACTAACTAATTTAATTGGGTCAATAAATGAGTTCTAATCTGTTATATTCCGAAATATTCCAAGAGTTTGACAAAGCGACCACCCGTGAAGCTCGGGTTGCAGTTTTACGCAAACACGCTGATTCACGTTTTAAAGAATTTTTGATTATGGGATTAAACCCTCATGTTAAATTTGACATTCAGGCGCCACCATATCGGCCTGCGGTTGAACCCGCTGGTTTAAATTTCGCATACCTTGATAGTGAAATGAACAAGATGTATAGGTTCATCACTAATCATCCAATGAAAACAGCCATCACAACCAAGAAGCAGGAACAATTGATGATTGTCATCCTTGAAGCATTACATAAAGATGAAGCTGATTTGCTTGTTCGTATATTGAAGAAAGATTTGGGTATCAAATACCTAACGGCTAAAATCTGTAAAGAAGCCTTCCCTGAAATTGACATTCCGGTGTAATTATGAAAGTAGCTGTTGTGACGCCAACAATTGGTAATCCTAAGTTTCGTGATTGCCTTAAAAGTGTAGAAACTCAAACTTACCATGACCTAATTCATTATGTTTTCATTGATGGTTATCTTCCATCAGCTACAAGAATGACTCTTGGTTATAGTAAGGTTAGAACAATCACATTAGAAGAAAATGTTGGCAAGGGCTGGTATGGGCATCGTGTATACGCTGCCTGTTCCTTCCTTGTTAATGCTGATATCATTTGTTACCTTGATGAGGACAATTGGTATGATCCATGTCATGTGGAAAAACTAGTTAACAAAATTAAAGAAGGTAATGATTGGGCTTATTCCCTAAGAAAGATATACGACAAAGATGGCAAATACCTCTGTGATGACAATTGCGAATCACTAGGTAAGTGGCCAGTATACTTTAATGACCAAGTACATCATATCGACACCTCATCGTTTGCAGTTAAGCGTGATGTTGCTGTTAAAATTGGTCATGCATGGTACGCACAATGGGGTGCTGATAGGCAATTCTTTACTAATCTAAAAAGTCATTTCCCAAAGTTTGCTTGTACCAATGCACACACAATGAATTACCGATTAGATGGAAATCCAAACTCCGTTACCAAAGAGTTTTTTGAAGAAGGTAACAGAATCAATAGTGAGAAGTATAATGGTGTTTTCCCATGGATATCAGATAGAACACCATTGAATGTAGGTCCAGGAATTACAATTTTAACTTAACGAATTCTCTAAAATCTAAATAATCAAAAGTGATAGGAAAAGAATGAAGCACAGTTATGTACAAGAAGAGTTTTTACCAGCAGAAGATAAGATTCAGCTTAAGTTTTTGCAAAATAGTACCCACTACCTTTCTGGTGATATTGAAGAAGATAATGTAAAGAAAGCTATACAATGGATCATGTATGAAAATATGTGTTCTCATGTAAATGGTAAAGAATTGAAGTTGTATATTAATTCGTTTGGCGGTGATTTATATCAGGCCTTTGCTTTGATTGATATTATGCGTACCAGTCAATATCCTATTGTTACTATTGCCACAGGATCAATCATGTCCGCAGCCTTTCTAATCTTTGCTTGTGGCACAAAAGGAAAGAGATACGTTTCACCTAACACAGGTATCATGTGTCACCAATTCTCGGATGTTATGGAAAATAAGTACCATGATATCAAAGCAGCAATGAAAGAAGCTGAGTATTGTAATGAACGAATGATGAATATTTTGCGAGATGCCTCCGGTTTGGAATCTCGTACCATCAAATCAAAACTCCTTGGACCAAGTGATGCATACTTTACACCACAGGAATTAATTGAATTAAACATTGCAGACCATATTTTAGGTTAGTCACATGATAGTCGGCGGTTCTAAGATTGAAAAAACTCAAAAATCTAAGTTTAAAAAAAACATAGATAGAGAAACACTTAAACAGTTTCGTAAGAAACACAAAGACAAAGCAACGTATCGTATGCTTAAAGATGAGGAAGAAAATGTTACTTAAAGAAATCGAAATGAAAATTGCTAAGTTAGAAGTTCTAATTGACAACAATATTGGTGATTTGGAATCTATGCGCCGTGAATTGAACCGCCTGAAATTACAGGCATTTGAGGAAGATATAAGGGAATCTGGAGAGCAACAGCTACTAAAAGGGTAGTGTTGTTTTAATACAACAGAGGGCTTGACACCAGCCACCATTAGTGTATAATGGTGGTATGGAAATTATCAAAGAAATCACCGTTTGGGACTGCGATTATAAAGTCCCTAATAATACCTACTTGCTCAATAATAAAGGCAAATTGATTGCCTTTATTAAAGAGGGCGATAGCATTATTAATCAACTAAAAACTCCACTAGAATTCAGTAAATCTAGGCGGAAGTTTATCAAAATCCAGCATGATGGATTATCAAAATTAATAAAAGAAGAAAAGCAGGATAATGTTAAACGCATTATTCCTAAAAATGTTCAATTATTTAATGTAAACTCAAACGATAGGGACTATACTGTAGAAGTGACGGATAACCGTTATTTTTCATGCAGCTGCATTGGTTTTGGCTATCGCCACCGTTGTAAACATGTTGAGGCTGTGAAGGAATCATTATGATTTATACTAGTACCAAATCACCAAAAAAGTTTAATAAAAGTAAAACCAAAAAAGAAATGGCTGAATATAATGCTTGGCTTAAAGAAATTAATAGTATTAAGACTAACTTTACTAAGTCTAAAAAGTCCTTAGTATCTACTAAACGACCTAATTTAACCTTAGTGCCTGCTGGTCGTGAAACACCCAATTATCCGTCTGTAGGATCGTCTGGAGGCGTTGCTACTAAGCCTGTCTATGGGTTGATGTATACAGGGTCAAAGGTGAAAGGGATAGGTACTCTCCACAAGTCCAATGCAGTTCCTGTCTTTACTGACGAAGAAGCGAGAGACCAGGCAGCGATGCGGAGATAGTTGTTTTTTTACAACACTCGCCAAATAGTTGTTGACACCTGCCTTGGTTCATGTATAATGGTTATATTGATTGAGATTAAAGAGAATTATGAAATTATTATCTACGGGTAATCCCAAGACCCTCAAGGGACAATCTTCTGGATATATGACTTATATCCTGCATTTAGCACCTGCTGATTTATCAGGATACAATACTTGTCCCAAAGCAACCGCTGGTTGCACCGCAGCTTGTTTGAATACAGCTGGTCGTGGCGGTATGTTCAAAAAAGGTGAAACCACCAATGTGATTCAAAAAGCACGAATCCGTAAAACAAAAATGTTTTTTGAGGATCGTATTACATTTATGAATTTATTGGTAAAAGACATTCAATTAGGAATTAAACAGGCTGCAAAAAAAGGCTTGGTTCCAGTTTTCCGTTTGAACGGTACTTCTGACCTTTCATGGGAAAAGTATGAGGTTCTGGTTAACGAACAATCATACACCAATATTTTCATGGCATTCCCTGAAATCCAATTCTACGATTACACCAAGGTTCTTGGTCGTAAAGTGAAA